ATATGGGTTTTGTGGATATTCCTGCTCCGCAGGATATGGGCAGCAGTTTGTTTACGCAGGCAGACTATTCTGGCCGACTGATCAAGTTGGCGGCTGCTAGCACGACATTGTATGCCGAGCTGGAGACGCGTGGCGCGTATACGCCGGCATCAGCGAGCACGATTGAGGTGCGTGTAGCAACGCTGGAGGCAGGGCTGTAATGCGTGGCTCTGCAGCGTTCAGGGCTGCTGTAGCGCCTGGTGGTGTGCTTGCAGGCCCGTGGGTGAGGAATGAGCTGTGGCGGCGTGCGCGTGCGATGCCGTCGCTCGATTTGCGGTTTGCCGAGTCGAAGTCGCTGGTTGATTCGGTCTCGGGTCAGCTCCTGATCACGTTCACTAGGGCGTCTACTGGGACGTTTGTGGACTCTGATGGGGTGATCCGCAGCGCCGGCAATGACGTTCCACGGTTTGAGCACAACCCGCTCACGGGCGAGTGCCTGGGGCTCTTGGTTGAAGAGCAGCGGGTCAACAGCATCCGCAACAACACGATGGTCGGTGCGGTAGCTGGTACGCCGGGGACGTTGCCGACGAATTGGAGCGTAGCGTTTAGCCCTAGCGGCCTGAGTTACGCAGTTGTTGGAACCGGAAGCACATCGGGCATACCTTATGTGGACATCCAAATTACAGGAACTCCGTCCGCAAACGGGACCGCGCAGATTACATTTGAGCAAAATGCTGTAATAGGAGCACTGTCGGGACAGACATGGACTGGCTCAATGTATTGCAGCCTTGAGGCAGGGACACTGCCAGGTACGGCAGCATTGTTGGTTATAGAGCGTTCGGGCGCCGGATCATTCTTGGCGTCAAGCTCAACCAATTTTATTACAGTTGCAGGATCGCTGATCACTCAAAAGACTGTGCATACTCGTGCGCTGAACAATGCTTCCACAGCCTTTACAAATCTGCGAATTGATGCAAGTGTCACATCTGGTGTGGCTGTTGACTTCACCCTCCGCATCGGCCTACCCCAGCTTGAGCTGGGGGCGTTTGCGACTTCTGTAATCCCCACCACCGGCACCGCCGCGACGCGCACGGCTGATGTGGTGGACGTTATCAACCAGGCCATCGCTAACAACATCCGCACGCTGTTGCTGGAGTTTCGCAGTCCTGCCATCGGCACGAGGGGCGTTGTTAGCTTGAACGGCAACACTGCAAACGAACGCGCAGAAGTGATCACCAGTGGCACCGACCCACGACTGGTGGTGCATGACGGTGGTGTTGAACAGGCCAACATTGACGGCGGCACGGTGACGGCTAATCAGCGCACCAGAGTCGCAGTACGAATCAACGCCAATGATTTCGCCATCAGCATCAACGGCGGCACGGTGGTGACTGACAACAGCGGCACACTGCCCACCGTTATTCGATTGATGCTGGGCCGCACGCAGGCCGGCGAGTATCTCAACGCTCCGCTGGCACGTGTAATCGGCTGGCAACAGTTGCTGCCGGATTCAGCACTGCAGGAGTTGGTCCGATGAGCTTCTATTGTTACCGCTTCAATTCCCGCCAACAGTTCCGCAGCCTCGCTGCAGCCGAGGGGTTGATTGATGCTGACGGCAACCTGATCACCAGCAGCCACACGCACGCCATTGATGAGCTTGGGACGATCTACCAAGGCGGCGAGTATGGCCCTGACGGTGAGGTCATCACCGCGCCGACTGCTCTGCCGGGTCATCACGTCAATACCCTGAATCTCGCACCTGAGGCCTGGGATGCCTACTTGGTGGTGGTCAACTCTCCCAGTCGGATCTTCGCTGGTGGTGCCACTCAGGCACCTGATGATGCAACCCTGCAGGAGATGCTCGCATGAATCCTTATATCAGAGCTGCCAAGAAACACCCGAAGGTCAAGCAGCAGGCTGCCGAGCGCATGAGCAAACGACCCGGCAAACCTGAACCGCCGGTCAAACCTCCCAAACGCAAGGCCAAACCATGAGCCTGATCGAACGCGAACTGGTAGATCACACCCAGTCGTTCCTAGGTAAGAACGACGTGCTGACCTATGGCTTCGCCAAGGGCAGCTATACGCCGCTCTACCGCGATCTCATGCGCGAGATCATCAACGAAGTGGACGACCGCCTGACGGGCATCAAGTTCGAGCGCGTCAAACCCCGCGATGCCGACCTGATCATCAATCATGGTGAGCTGGCACCTGGCACTTCCGGTAGTGCAGTATGGGATTCGCAAGGCTGGGAGATTCGCATGCCCGGCACCGGCAGCTTCAGCACCACCGTCTTCCGCCATGAGCTTGGCCACGTGCTCGGCCTAGGTCATGCACCGCTCGGTGCCAACAGCCTGATGCAGCCGCAGATGAACGGCATCTACGACTTCACCAAGAAGGACTGGCGGGCGCTGGAGTCGATCTGGTAGCCATACCCTGAACTATGACCTCCTGGACCCGGCTACATACGCGCATGTGGGGTACGGCGTCCAAGCTGTTGGGTCGTGTGCCAGTGGTGGCTGGCGCTGTCAGCACTACCGGGATCTTCGATGAAAAGTCCGAGCTGGTGTTGGATGAAAACGTGGTCAGCGTCGAGAATGCGCTAACGGTGCTCTATTCCGAGCTGGGTCACCTGCGCTACGGCGACAGCATCACTGTGAACAGCGTGGCGTACAAAGTGCGCCATGAGCCGATGCGTATGGCTGATGGTCTGCTCTGCATCATCTCGCTGGAGAAAGTGTGACCACCAAACGCGAACAGATCCTCGCGGCAGTTGCGACCACGCTGGCGGCCACCAGTGGCGCTACAGGCCGCGTGTACCGCTCCAGGCAGGAGGCGTTCAGCCGTAACGAATCGCCAGCAGTCGTGATCGAACCTGGGCCGGAGTCGATCGCAGCCGAGCCTGTCAGCACCTGCAAGATTGACCACACCATGACGCTGGTGGTGGCGGTGTATGCCCGCGGCACAATCCCTGATCAGGTCGCTGATCCGGTGGTGCAGTCTGTCCACAGCTTGCTAATGGCTGATCGCAGCATTGATGGGCTGGTGATGGACATCTGGCCGCAGGGCCGTGATCCGCAGTTTGAGAAGGGCGACCTGGCTGCCGTGTGGGAAGTGCTCACGTACCGGGTGCGGTATCGGACGAGTGTTACCGATCTGGGTTCATAGGCTGAGGTTGTGGAATCACAGCCCCAATGGCACGATCCAAACCTGAACCTGATCCTCGTCCGATGGATGGCGGCAGCTATCTGCTGGATGAAGCAACCGGGAAATGGATTGAGCAGTGCGTCAAGCCTGCGGAGTGCGTGATGCCAGAACCTGTCCCTGCTTCGAGCAATGACGAAATCGACGCATAAGCGACTGCTGCTCGCTGCTGTGGAGCAGACCTACGGCACGTTTGAGACGATTGCCGGCACTGACGCAATCCTGGTGAGCAGCTTGGATTGCCAACCGCTGGACCCTGGCCTGGTGGATCGAGAGCTGGTGTTGCCGTATTTTGGCAATCGAGCAAAGATCATCAGCCAACGGGTCGGCACTGTCACCTTTGACGTTGAGCTGGCCGGTTCTGGCACTGCTGGTACAGCACCGGCATGGGGGAAGCTGCTACGCGCTTGCGGGTTTGGCGAGACGATCGTGGCCAACACGTCGGTGACTTACGCCCCGGCGATGACCAGCATCGCTGGGATCTCGTTCGACTTCAACAATGACGGCAATCGCCACCGGCTGGCCGGCTGCCGCGGAAACGCCACGTTCAATTTGGCAGTCGGTGAGATCCCACGGATCAGTTTTGAATTCTTCGGTATCTACGTGGCTGCTGGTGTTGAAGCGCAGCTGACCCCGACGTTTGCTGATCAGGTGGCGCCGGTGGTGGTGAACAGCGCGAACACCACCAACGTGAACGTGCTGGGGTTGACCACAGCTTGTATGGAGTCGTTCAACCTGAACCTGGGTAACGAGATCCCGCTGCGGCAGTTGGCCGGCTGCAGTGCTCAGTATCCGATCACCAATCGGGCGCCGTCTGGTGAGGTGGTGATCGAAGCGCCGGTGATTGGTAGCAGCGCTGGAGAGAAGGATTACTTCGCTCAGGTGATCAGCCAAGCTACCGGCACCATCGCCTGGCAGCACGGCCAGACGGCTGGGAACATCATCACTCTGAGCATGGGCCAGTGCAACATTGATGGCCCAACGTACTCCGACTCTGACGGGGTGCAGATGCTGAACATTCCATACATGGCGCAGGCGACTGCTGCCAACAACGAAATGAGCATTGCGCTCACCTGATCGATCATGGCATTCGTTCTTAAGCAATCGGCTTCGTACACGTGGCCGGTACCGTTGCTGATCCCGGTTGATGGCGGCCGACGAGAGAAGCATTCCTTTGATGCGGAGTTTAAGCGGCTGCCGCAGACAAGAATTGATGAGATCATCAGGCTAGCGAGAATGATTGAAGCCGGGAAAGGCGAGCCTGAAGATGAGCAGACGATGGCAAGAATTCCCCGTGAGCTACTGATCGGCTGGACCGGTATCACGGATGACGCCGGTAAGGATGTGCCGTTCTCTGAGTCTGCGCTGGATCAGCTGCTGGAGATCCCCACGATTGCTGGGCAGATCATTAAGGCTTGGTTCAGCAGCATGGAGGTGGCCAAGAAGGGAAACTGACCGGCGCCGTTGATCACTGGTGGCATGGTGACGGCGGCGCCAACAATGACCTACTGGAAGACCTGAAAGCGTACGGCGCTGATATCAGCTGTCTCCCGGATGTGGTGACCAGGCCTAAGGAGTTTGAAGTGTGGCCTGAGCATGAGGACGCCGTGATGCTGTTCCTGCAGTGCCAGACCCAGTGGCGTGTCGGTGGTGCAGGCGTGGTGGGTTTGGATTATGGCGTGGTGCTGCAGATGATGGATCTTTACGCTG